TCGCCAGGGTGTTAGCCCCGCCGACCTGCGTCCGGTTGAAGACGTGCGCCGCGTCGGCCCAGTAGCGCATACCCTTGGGCTTGCCCTCGGTGCCGTCGTCACGGATGAAAGCCAGGTCCTCGCGGAGGGACATCGAGCGGATGATGTCGTTGCGGATCATCGCGTCGGCCTTCGGGCCGGCGTCGCGGAGGAGGTCGTTGGACACCGGCGTCATGGCCGCGAGTTTCCTCACGGAGAGTTGGAGTTGCTTCACCGTCTGCTGCGAGGTCGGGATGTTCTGGAGTTCCCCGACATAGGCGGCCGTGCTCCCCGTGTTCAGGTACGGCAGGGTGAGCGAGCCGGAATTCATCGGGGCGGTATCCGCGCCGAGGCTCCGGACGGTGGTGCGCGCCGTGAGGAGGTCGATGACCTCCTCGGAGAACTCGGGGGCGATCATCGCGCCCCCGTCCTCGAACACGCTTTCGGAGAGCGCCTTGGCGACGACCTCATCGCCCCACTTCTCGGCGATCTGGGCGGCTCGGATGTGGTCGCCTCTCGCCGCGCCGAGGGCACGGATGAAGCGGGCGGCCCGGATGCCCTTCTCGGGCTCCTTGGCCGCGGGCGCCGCGGCGCCGGGCTCGATGCCGCCGGCGAAGGCGCGCGGCGCGGCCATGATCTCCTTCCGCAGGTCGGCCAGTTCGGAGCCGATCTGGTCGCGGATCATGGCCTCGAGGTCGGTCTTGGTCATGGATATGGACATGATGGTATCTCCTTTCCGTCGTTGTCGGGTGTCTTGAGTCTAGCCAGGCAACCGCCCGGTGATAGCCTGCCGGATTTCCTGGACCCCGCGCTGAATGGTTTCGCGGATGGTATCGCGCAGCGTCTGATCTTCGATCGTGACTTCGTGCGGTGCCGGGTCGTCGGCGAGCTCCAGGATGAACTCGGGACTCGGGGCCTTCTCGGGCGTATGTGGTGCGGCCGGGACCGCGGCCAGTTTCTCGGCCACTGTCTCCAGGCGTGAAACCAGGGTTTCCAGGGCGACTACGTCACTGGCGAGAACGGGCGTGGCGCGCGTCGTCTTCCCGTCCTCATCCTCATCCTCGTCCGCGGCGTCGAGCTGGCCCAGAACCTCGTCCAGGAGGTCCCGGGCGCGCCGGAGCCGGTCCTCGTTCGCGCCGGACAGGACCCGGCCGGACTTCGTACCGGCAGGAATTCGCGGGTCGGCGCTCGCGACGCGCTTGCCCTCATCATCCTCCGCGTCGCGGAGTTCTGGCGGCTCCTTGCCGAACTGCCGATAGTGGCTCGCGAGGTGCGAGTGCGCCTTCGGGCGGTCGCCGTCGGGCAGGTCTATGCCGCCACGGGCCCCGAGGAGGACGGTCATCGCCGCGGCCACGCCGCGCCAGACGATCTTCCCGTCGGAGGGTCGGTGGTGCGGCAGCTTCAGGCCGCCGTAGGTCTCGGGCGGGCTGGACTCCGCCCAGGCGAAATGGCCGGCGATCTTGCGCTTTTCGGCGTCGTCGAGATCATCCCAGGTCTCCTCCGTGAAGTCGGAGAGGGTCGGGGCGGACCATTCTTCGTCCTCGCCGGCGGTGGAGCGGGACACATCGGCCGGAATGATGCCCTTGGCCTGGGCGGATGGCGGCGTACCGTCGGGGATGGAGATGGCCTTGGCCGGGGCGAGGAGGTCGTGGATTTCCTCGACGACGTGCCTCGGGATCCACAGGCCCTTCGCGCCGTGGTAGCCGTCGAGGACCTTCTCGGCCCACTCGACCATCGGAGCCATGTCGAGCCCCGCGGCCTTCGCCGCCATAAGGGCTTCGGGGTTGGCGGGCACGGGTACGCAGGACCATTCGAGCAGCTCCTGACGGAGGAAGTCGGTGGGCAGGAAACCTCCGCGCTCCTCGTTGCGCGACCACTTGATCGGGCGGAAGCCGACCGATGACGCCCGCATGAACCCCTGCCGGTACATCTCATAGACGAGATGCCCGAACGGGTAGAGATCCCGTGGCGTGAACTCGGCCCGGGAGCGCAGCCGGTCGCCCTCGACCCCGGTCATGAGAGCCTTGGCCACCGGCAGCGACTCGTAGCTATGGGCGAACAGCACCACCGGGTTTTTCTGGAAGGCGCCGAGGTCCCAGCCGTCGACGGCGATCGTGTCTTGGTCGCGATCGACGGTTCCGGTTGAGATCGTGAACTCCAGGACGCGCTCCCGCCCCTCGAACTCCTTGATTTCCGACACGCAGTCCTTTGTGAGCCGCACCGGCTCGGTCGGCGGGGTCCCGACCTCGTAGGCGAGTCGCTTGAACTCGCGGACCTCCATGATCTCCGGGCGCTTGCCCATTGCGAACCCTCTCCTTCCCGGTCGGCCGGGGCCCGCGGGCCCCGGTCGTTCGGTCGTCTGCTGATATGGGACACAAACGGGAACGCCCCCGCCGGAGCGAGGGCACTCGGGAAAAACTCGGGATATTCCGCCGCTAATCGACGGCCAGGGCGTTAAGGGCCTGGATCGCCGCCGACTCCTGCGACTGGAAACCGCGCTTGCAGGCCGCCGCGACCTTCCGCTCCCAGGGGATGAGTTCGCGGTCGAAGGACTTCCAGAGGGCCTCGAGTTGCTCGGGGGTGTAGGAGCGAGGGCTGTCGGGATCGCGAATGACCGGTACGACCACGCACCGGCACTGGATATCATGATGCGCCATGCCGAAGGCGCCCGGGTGCATCGCCGTCGCCCCGTCCGGCGCCGTGAAGGGATCGTTGATGCCCCGCTCCTGGCCGTCCATCGCCAGGTGCTCGTCCCGAACCCTGTCATCCCTGGTCGCGAGCCATGCCTTCACCTCGACGACCCCGCTCGCCCGGAAAGCCGTATGGGTGGCAAAGTTGCTCGACCCCAGGACTTCCGTTCGGGCGATCACCGTCGCCCGTCGGCTCTTGGCGTCAGCGAATACCGCGCTCACGCGCTTCGCCAGCTTGGGGATCGCCTCGCCGGCGCGGATGCCCTCGATGAGACTCTCGCGGAGGGCCTGCCGCGTCGTCTCGTTCACGAGGCCCTTGATTTTCCTCGCGCTAAGATCGGCGAGGTGCTGGGCGACCAGGGGGTTTGCCATATCAAAGGACGGCTCGAGACCCAACTCCCGCAGGGCGCGGTTCGCCCATGCCTCGACAAGCTCGGCGAAAACCGGGTCAAGTTGTCCGGTCAGACGTTCGGGCCGCAGCGCCGCGAGGACGTTCTCCATGTCCTCCTCCTGGATGGCTTTCCGCTCCGGCGGCCGGGCCCTGTTGCCCCTGGCCTCCTCCTCGTCCTCGAGGTTCTCCAACGGGGGCGTCCCGTCGGGAGCGCTCGCGCGTTCGGGGATGAGCATCACCGGCACGTAATAGCGGTCGCCCTCGGGCCGGGGCTCGAGGTCTTGCATCTCCCGCCACTCGTTCCGACTGAGACTCCACGGCGCCGCGGTCGCGACCCGCAAGGCGAACTCGCGGTCAGCCGGCACCGGCGAGACGTAGTCGAGGATCAGGCGTTCGTCGAACTCGGGAACCAGGCGTTCCTGCATCTCGGTTCGCAGGAGTTCGAGCCGCGGCTGGAGCGACCAGCGGGACCACAGGTAATCGGAGGCATCGATGGTACTGCGGTTCGAGTTTTCGATGATGCCCATGATCTCCGGCGGCATCCCATGGACCTGGATGAGCGTATCGCGCTGCCGGTCGCGGAGTTCGGTCAGCCGCATCTCGGAGAAGTTGTGGCCGAGTTGCTCGATCTTCACGTTCCCGCTATGCCAGAAGGACCGGAAGGCGTTCCAGAAGCCGCGATGGCGGCCCTCCCACTGTTCCTTGGCGGCCTTGAGCGCGGCTTCGTCCGCGCCCTCGACGCCGACCATGATGTCGGGGAGCGCCCGGTTGTAGAACCAGGCTTTCACGTGCTTGGCGGCGTACTCGTCGGTCTCGATCTCATCAGCCAGGGCTTCGGCGAGACCGGTGCCGCGCCCGTAGGGGTTCTCGGGGTCGGGGTCCTTCAGCCACATAATCTCGCTGGCCGGGACCTCGCCTTGCCAGCCCGGGAACGAGACGCGGAAGCGGGGATCGCCAAGGCTGGGAGTCTCGACGACCCAGTGGGGCGGCAGCGGCCAGAACTCGATGGGCATCCCGGCGCGGTTCCGCTCGAGGAGCCAGAACGCCTCGCCCTTGAGGTCGATCCAGAGTTGCGTAACCTGCATGGCGGTCCGGCCGGTCAGACAGGGGTTTCCGTAGGCAAGAAGATCGAGAAGCGGGTGAACCTCGACCTGTCGGAGGTCTCCGGCCGCCTTGTGGCGGGCGAAGAGCGCCGCCCGCGTGGTCCAATCGGCCCTTTGGAGCTTCATGTCCCGAACGGCCAGACCCTTCGCGCCCTCGACGTAGTAGAGTTCCCATGTCGTCGCGGCGACCGCCGCGCTTATGCGCGAGTCGACCGCCCGGAGAAAAGGCGACGTGCGGTAACTGCGGAGGAGTTCCTTCGTGTTGCGTCGCGGCGGCTCACGCTTCTGGAGGAGGCTGGCGACGGCTCCGGGCGCCGGGTCCTGGCCCGCGCCGAAGAGCCCGGACCGCCGCGCCTCGGCGTAGGCCCGGCGGATGAACGCTATCCTCTGCCTGAGCGACATGGTCGACCTCCTAAGGGCCTAGACGACGAAACGCCAGGCGCGGCGCCGGCCCTCGCCGGCTATCTCGTCGTAGACCTCGGCATGGGCAAAATGGTCGGGCTTCCCGAGTTCGACGTAGCGCGGAGCCGGGATGCCCTGCGGGTTCTTCTCGATGATCCGGACGGGCGCCCGGAGTTGTTCGTAGTAATCGGGGATGGTCGCGGCGTTGGCCGGCAAGATGACCTGCCGGAGCAGGAATCTGTTGAACATGCCGTCCATGGCCAGGGTGCGGTGGATGAGGACCTTCCGGAGGTCGTCCCTCCATTCGCAGCGCTTGGTCGGGTCGATCGGCGAGTAGAAGGCAAGCCATACCCGGCCGGGGAACCTGCCGGCGAACTCCTGCGCCTTGCGCGTTTCCGGCAGGGCGTCGATCACGCACCGGTCGACATTGTAGCGGGCCATGAGGAGGTCAAGGTCCTCGAACCGCCCGACCTTCCCGATGTGGAGGGCGATCTTCTCCTCGCCTTTCCAGGCCGAGATCCGGACGTGGAGCAGACCGCCGACATCGACGCCCATGGTCGCGTGCTCGCCGGTGTCGGGCATCGCGTAATCCGCCCGCCGACAGGCGTTCAGGATTTCGTGACTCAGTTGTCCACCCTCGGCGACAAACGGCTCCCCGAGATGCGAGTTATGGAACTCTTGCACGTCCTCCGGCGCCGTCCGGGCCGCGAGGCCCGCGAGGTCCGCGGCCGTGATCGTCGGGGAGATGAGCTGCGTCAGGTGATACCCCCGAAGCGCGGCTCCGGGATTGGTCGGCACCCAGCGGCCGGGGAGCCGCCACAGGGCGTCGATCTGGCGCCGGCACTTCGCGCAACGGTAGAACGGCACCGGCGCGTCCCGCTCGACGTTGTCCTCGAAGGTTGGCCGCTGCCACCTCCGACACCGCTCACACTGGACGTAGTACTCCCGCTGGTCGGACTCGAGAAACCGGGCATGGATGCCGTACTCCGGGATGGTCGGCGTCGAGAGGTCCAACTCCCACTTCCAGGGCGACGCATCGAGGCGCGTCCGGGCGAGCGGGAGGTGTATCTGAACCATCTCGTCGTACTCATCGATGATGAGGAGGTCCGCCGGCACCGACTTCAGCCCCGTGCGGCGCTGGCTCCCTCGGATGTAGACCGAACGGCTGCCGGCGCGCTTGTGGCCGACGTTCTGCACATCCGTGAACAAGCCCGAAAGGCGTTCGCTCTCCTCGATCGCCGGGTTCACGCGCCCGGCCGAGAAGTCGGAGGCGTCACTGCCCGTCGGCAGGAGATAGAGCACGTCCATCCCCCAGGTGTCGATCGCCCAAAACATGCAGTTCAAACCGTACTCCGTCGCCGCGACCTGGGCCGCCTTCATAAAGACCTTTACCGGCGCGGGGTCTTCGTAGATCGCTCGCATGAACGGATAACGGTCGAGGGTGAAGGACCGGCCTTCAATCCTTCGGTGCCTCGTCGTCCAGTCCAGCAGGGTCGGGCGGGCCCGCCGCCGCTCCCGTTCCAACAGCAGCGCCAGGGCCTCCCTCTTGGCCGCCGGCGGTAAGGATCTTAGCGAGTCGGGCGTCAATCTCGGCATCGGAGAGGTTAGCGACGCCAATCGGTCCACCGTCCTTGCCCGTGTGTTGGATGTTCCGTTTGTCCTGCCACCTCTCGGGCATCCGGTTGTAGAGCCAGACCTGGGCGGCCGTGACGTTGCCGGACTGGGCGGCCTGGAAGAGCGCGTTCTCGACAAGTTCGTTGGCTTCCATCTCCGCGTCCTCCTCGGCCTTGGCGAACTCCGGGTTCCGCGTACGCTCCATCCAGACGGTCTGCCGGGTGATGCCGACCGATACGGCGGCCGCTCCACGACGGGCGCCCCCGCGCAGCGCCTCGAGGTATGCCTTCTGTCTACGCTTCCCAAACTTCCTCATCGCTCGATCACTGCTCCCCAATAGAGCATCCAGTGTCGTAAATAGTGGGACTCGCGGATCACCCGGTAGGGTTTGACCGCCTCGGTGAACCAGGGCAGGACGTGCCGTGACCACCAAAAGTTCAAGGCCTGACGGCGGCGAGCGAGATCCTTCTCGACCACGGCTTCCCCGGAGGGTTCGCGCCACAGGTGTTTGCGGACCACGGCTTGTCTCTGACCGTCGGTGAAGAAGAGCGCGAGGCGTCTGCCTTTCGCGGCCTGAGCCCAGAACGCCCGGAACGAGTCGTAGGGGTACGAGTAGGCGTCGAAGTCGCCGAGCACGAACTCACAACGCGCATCCGGAAAGGGCCAGACGTTGCAGTCCGCGACCCGGACCATAGCCCCGGGTAGGCGCTTGGCCGCCGTCGCGACCCGGGCAGGGTCAAGGTCGGCGCCGTAGATACTCATCCCGGTGTAGAGTTCGGCCGCTATGTCGCCGTCGCCGATGAAAGGGACGTAGATCGCGCCCGTCTTGTCTTTCACCATGGCCAGGAGTTGGCGGCGCAGGAGGAGCTTCTGGTGGATATCAACGTGTTGCTTGTGTGTGGTCACATCCGGCACCCTCGTTCGCTCCCTTGGTTTACAAATAACCGTTTCTCGGTCTAACCCCCGCTAGACGACGCGCTGGGAAGCCCTGTGACTGGCGTATAGAATCTCTACGTATCATTGGATGGCCTTTCCGTAGGCGCCCTCTGGCGGCGTTACGCGAACACCACTCTAGGTGCGCAAAGACGCCTCCGGCCGGAAAATGTCAACTAAACCGCGCCTCCCGGAGGGCGGGCCGAACAAAAGCCCTGCTAGACGACTTGCGGAAAATCTCAACTGACGGGTCCTTTCGCACAAAAGAAAACGGCCACCCGGAGGTGACCGTCAAGAGTCTCTTCTCTGCCAGCCTAACTCGCCGCCGGCGTCATGTGTTTCCGGAGGTCGTACTTGAGGTAGTAGTCCTTGCCGAGTTCCCGGAGCAGGGCCTCGACCTCCAGGCCGAAGCGCCGCCAGTCCACCCCCGCCGTGGCCGGGTGGTAGTTCAGCGGACCGACCTTGTAGAGGTCGACCACCTCGTGGGTCCGGCGGATGATCTCCAGAGCCTCGGCCGGGTCGATGACCGGCTCCAGGCTGACCCAGGTCGGGATGCCGGCCGAATGGGCCTTTCCGATAGCGTCAATTCGGTCAGCCGGGAGGGCCGCGCGGGGTTCCCACTCAAGGGACCTCTCCGGGTCAAGGAACGTCAGGGTCGTGGCGAAAGCATCGGCCGCCCCCAGCAGGTCGAAGTCCCGGCAAGCCCGGGTCCCGCCCTTGGTCAAAATCTGGACCGTCCAGCCGTGTTCGTGCAGGATCTCAATCGCCCGCCGCGTGGTTCCGTGTTCCCTCTCCGTCGGCGGGTACGGGTCGCAAGTGAAGCACAACAAGACACGGTCCCGTGGGCCCTGACGCCTTTCGGCCTCTTTCTGGAGGCGTTCGAGAATGTTCGAGCGTGGAACGGACCACCTGTGGAACTCGTCCCTGTCCCTCCGGACCGCGGACGGGGCGTAGCAGTAGAGGCAACCGTGCTCACAGCCCGAGTAGAGGTTGACCGCCAGGGGAGAGTATTCCCGGGCCCGGCCTCGGGGCTCGTAGATGATGGTCACAGTCGTTCACCCCCTCTCTGAGGCCATTGTATCACGTAGGGGGCGGCTTTGCCACTCTTTCCCGGGTCATGGTGGGTCTTGCTCGGTCATGCTCTGCCGGGCTCCGTCGCCCTCGTCCTCCCCTTCATTCCGCACCGAATGATGAGGGCACCCTCTCAGCCGGGTGCCCCATGTCTCTAGGTACAGTACGCCTTGCCCCGGATTATAGGCGACCACGACAGGTTTCGCAACCCAAAACGCGACAAAAACGCGACAAAAACGCGACAAAAACGCGACAAAAACGCGACATCGTTTGGCCGGTCTAGCTGGGCGAATGCTGTTCGCGAACCCCGCGCGGGAATCCGCCCTCACGGAAGGTCGCCGACGGAGCCCTTCAGACGCCTCGCCAGGGTCATCAGTTCCAGGAGATCGTCCGTTGTCATGCGCCTCAGTTGGTGCGCCACCCGATGCCGGATGACCCAGAGCCGTCTGTCCACGGTCCGGAGTTCGATGCGCGCCTTATCCGCCACCTCCTGCCGCGTTTGGCCCTCCCGGTAGCGGAGACGGTAGATCAGGCGAAGATATCCGGGCAGGCGCCGGATGACCGCCCGGACCGGCCGGAGGCACCGGAGGGCGGTATCTTTCCGGATCACGAAGGACTCGACGATGTTTCCGACGATGCCCTTGACGACCGGGAGCCTGACGTGGCTTCCCCCGACCCTGGGCTCCATGGCGGCGATCTCCGTCCACCAATCGTCCATGTTGTACAGGATGAGGTCCGCGAGTTCCTCCATCGGGTCCCTTACGCTCATCGAGGCAGCCTCCCCCCTCCGGGCCCGGCGGGTTGCATGAGGGCCTCCGCCTCCCCTGGCGCGGTTCGGACCTCGACCTCGACCCGGCCCTCGGCGACGGTCCATCCCGGCGGCAGGGTGATGAGGGGCCTCGCGGCCAGGTCCTGGAGCAGGCGGCGGAACCGCCGCTTGCCGACCGCCCGCATGATGTCGTAGTCGTGGTCCGGGTGACGCCCCAGAACGTGCTCGATGACCAGCATGGTCGCCCTCCTGATATCACAGATTCGCGGATGGTGTGAATATCGTGTCTAGCCGGTGCAACTGGCCGAGCCGTCCGCCCTCAGAACGGCAACCGAAACTCAGCCAGATCATGTCGGTTACTCCTCTCCTCGCGATTTCATTGTCGGACCTCGCGAAGTCAGACATGGGCGGCGACCTCCGGGAACTCCCGGGCCAGACGGTCATAGAGGTCCGGGTAGTAATAGCGGAGCCAGATAACGATGCCCCGCGAAGCCATGAAGTCGCCGGGCAGCCACCACCCCTCCCGAACGCGCTCAGGCTCCGGGTGGAACTTCGTCTTTGAGTAGACTGATGAAATGGGCAGATTTCGGGAGACAAGGTAGGCGAACACGTCCACCCCGGACCAGTCTCCCAGGGGCGTCGCGGTCAAGAGACCCCGCCCCTTGTTGGCGTAGACTAGCCCGCGCTTGCGTCGGTTCATCAGCCGCGCCCTGCTCTCTTCGGCTCGGAGGCCAAGGAACACGGCATCGAACCCGCGTTCCTCGACTACCTGAGTTATCGGTGCGAAAAAGCACAGCCGGTCAAGCATGGATGTTGCGACATTGACCTGGCCGAAAGGACCCCCATAGCGGCGAACCAATTGCCACGCCGAGACCTCCGGCTGGACCAGGATGAGGTTCGCCCGTAATTCGCGGGTAGCCCGTTCCACGATCTCCAGATTGTCGGGGAGTTCGATGTCGGTCTGAACGCAGACGGCCGGGATGTCCGGTCGCCTCTGCTGTACCAGGTGGAGGAGCGCGGTCGAGTCCTTCCCGCCCGACCAGGCGACGTAGGGGTTACAGCACTGAGCCAGGGCCGTGTCGATTACCCCTAGCGCCTTGTCCACCATGCGGCGATGCCTGTCCAGATTCGCGTGAAGCCTATAGGTTTCCAGGCGCTCAAACTCCAACGATGGCGGCCTCCTCCGGTCTCCGGCATCTCACCTGGTTCGCCGGGTGCCAGTAGGGCGGCCGGATGCCCGCATGGTCCGGACCTTCCGGGTCCGGTATGGATCTCATCAGCCGGCCGCTCTCGTCGTAGCACGAACAATCGTTCGGGTGCGACTCCACCAGCCATTCCCGAACCTGCCCCATGCCCATGGCCGATTTCTTCCCGATGGCCGGAACGAGGGTTAGTAGGCTTTCGACCTCCTCCCGGTCGCCGACCAGATACCACGTGAGCTCCGGGGTGACCATGTAGACCAGGGGCATCCGGTAGTTCTTGAGCGGCCCGGACTTGACGTTGACCCGGCCGCCTTTGCGCTTGCCGAGGTCGAGGTATCCCTCGCGCTGGTCGTCGAACCGTTTGTGCCAGTAGGCGATCTCCTCGGCCAGCTTCACGTACCGGGCGAACGAACAGGCCCAGAACCACTCGCCCGCCACCTCGCGCCTCTCCAGCGGCAGCTCCGGGTGGAACAGCTCGTCGCCGGAGATGCCCCCGGCCCGATTGATCAGCACCCGCTCGGGATGGCGCCGCCTCATCCAGGCCAGCGCCAGGATGGAGTCGAGCGGTATCCACCCGTCGATGGTGGCTACCTGGCCGGTCTCCAGTACGGCCGTGACTCTAAGACTGTTCATACTTCTGTTCCTTGAGCCAGAGGATAAAGCTATCGGTGTAGACCTTGTCTACCGATAGGCAGCCCGCCGACCAGCCGTGAGA